GCCAAGAGCACGTCCAGCTCCTGCCGCAGCGTCTCGTTGTCCGCCTCGTGGCGGAGGTTCGCCGCCTCCTGGTACAGCTTGGACAACAGCCGGTCCACGTCGCCCGAGCTGTCGAGGAGCTGCGTCAGCGTGCGGCAGACCTGCCGCGCGCCATGGCCAGGAGCGAGCTCGAGGCCAGGGCGCACAGCCTCCAGCTTGATCCGCAGCGGGTCGAGCCGGCTCACGCCGCACCTTCCTGCGCCGCAGCCATCGCGGCCTTCACGCGCTGCGCCTGGCGGTCGGCCCGGATCTGGTGGTAGTGCCAGGTCTTGAGCGCCGCGCCGTAGGCGTGCGCCGCTTCCAGGACCTCGGCGCTGGAGCGATGCAGGCCAGAGTGGAGCTCCGCCAGCGCGCGGAACGTCTCGTCCTCCAGGCGCTGCCAGACCAGCACGCGGCCCTCGCCCACGGCGGCGCCGACACACGCGGCAACCGAACTCAGGACCGCGATGCCGGAGAATGGGGCCGCGGCTGCATACAGCACGGACATATAGAGGTCGGCAAGGGCCTTCCTGCTGGCCCAGACCTCGTCCCAGTGATCCTGGGACTCCTTGCAAAGGGGCGGGCTCAGCATGTCGAAAGCGTGCTCCGGCTCGTAGGGCTCGCCGTTCTCGTCCGTCAGCTCGCCGTCGGTGTCGATGTCCCAGCCCACCACGGGGCTGTCGAGGCCGCCGCGGCGGGCGCTGACCGCGGCCGCAATCTGCTGCAGGCGCGTCGCCACACTGGCGCGCGTCTCGTTGCTCTGGGGGGTGTGCATGGTAGGTATCTTGTGAGTGTGGTAGCGGTTGGCTTGCCTCATCAGTGCGCCGGGAGCCACCCGAGCGCAGACCGGCGGGGGCCGGTTTCGGCTCAGTCGGTGCGCCGCACGTACCGGCCCTCGGAATCCACGTCGAGGGTGGCCACCAGGAACTGATAGGGGATGTAGTCGCGCTCCCGTTCGCCAGGCAGCAGGGATGCCATGAGGCGAAAGTTGTCCCGGGCAGCAACCCCACCTTCGACCAGCGTGCCCACCAGGACGCCCACAGCTTTGTGGTGCAGGCTGCCCTCAATGCGGGCCAACTGGACAGCTTGGGCGAGGGTTTGCTGGGGCAGGCAGGTGGCTTGGGCGGTGGCGTTCATGGCTTTTGGCTTGCTGGGGTCAGGTGCGCCGCTCAGCAGCGCGATGGGTACATATTCGGCGCCCTCGCCCCCGAAGTCAACAAGAAAAATAATTTTCTCGCCCCCGGTCCCAAGACCGGCACCCAACCCCAGCCCCCGTCACGACTTACGACCCCTCGGCGGCAGCCAACCCCGGGCCCTGGCCTCCTTGATCTGCTCCGCGCTGGCCGTCCCGTGGGCCTGGGCGTAATGCCACAGGGCAAGCTCGATCGCGGTGCCCCGCCGCAGCCTGGGCCGGGAGTCGATGATCTGCTCCACCAGCGCCACGGTGGCGGGGTCCAGGGAGATGCTGTACGGCGTCCGCAAAGCCAGCCCCAGGCGCTTGCGGCCACGGGCGGGATTTTCTTGGTTTTTTTGTTGCATGTGTCGGCTCTACTAATTATCTAATGCCCCTGAGGGGGAGAAGTCAAGCCCCCGAGTCCAGAAAATGCAACACCAACTCAACAGCCTTACCGAAGCCATCGACCTGGCCGCAGCCGGCCTCCACGGCCGCGAGCGGATGTCCAGCCATGCCCGCAACACCGCGCGTGCCCTTCATGCCGCCAGCAAGGCAGCCCGAGCCCTGAGCGAGGCCCTGGCCCGCGTGCCGTTGGAGGCGGCCTTGCTGCGGCATGTGGAGGGCACCCTGCCCGCGGACCTGACTGCGGCGCTCGACTTGCTCAAGGAGTGACCCGCCCCCAACCGCCCGCTGCGGGGCGCATGGGACCGGGGAAGCTCGACTTTCTGGCCCCGTGGATCGCACGCAACCAACGCACCCCTAACCTCTGCAACCAATGCACCTCGAACGCAACGACCCCGTCAACTGGTCAACCCTCAAAAACATACTCATCAGCCCGCGCCACTACCTGCACCGGCTGACCGAGCCGCGCAAGGATACGCCCGCGCTCCAGCTCGGGCGGGTGATCCACACCGCAGTCCTCGAGCCGCAACTGCTCGAGCTGCGCTACATCGTCTCCCCCCGGTTTCATCGGGGCATGAAGGACGAGACCGCGATCGCGGCCGGCTACGACGGGGGCAAGTCCGCCGCCGCCGAGTGGGACGAGCAGGCAGCCAAGAGCGGCGCCGAAGTCGTGTCCACCGAAGCCATGGCCACGGCGCTCGCCATCCGCGGCGCTGTTAGGCTGCCCCACGGCGAGCGCGAACTGAAAATCACCTGGACCGACCTCGTGACCGGCATCGACTGCCGCGGCACTATCGACCACCTGGCAGCGGAGACGCTAGACCTTAAGTCCATCGCCGACATCAGCGCCTGCGACCGCGAGGCAGCCCGCCGCATGTACCACGCGCAGCTCGCCTGGTACTACGACGGGCTGGCCTACTCCGGGCGCTCGCCTGGACGGCCGACGCTGCTGTTTGTCGAGTCGGTTCCGCCGCACGACTCGGCGCGGCTCATCATGGACGACGACTCGCTGGCCGCTGGGCGCAGGCTGTACCGCAGGGCGCTGGGCATCCTCCGCGACTGCCGCGCGTCGGGCGTCTGGACTGGCGTCGCACCAGAGGCGCGGCCGCTGCGGTTGCCGGCGTGGGCGCTGGCTGAGGAGCCTGTGGAGCTGGTGTTCTCCGACTCTGAGGGGGAAATCTGATGCACTACAAAGCCCTGTTCCCCAACCGCTACCTTGGCTCCCACGACCTCGATGGCAAGGAACCCGTCCTAACCATCCGCCGCGTCGTCAAGGAGGAGCTTGAGACCGACCGCGGCAAGGAGGAAAAGCCCGTGGTCTACTTTGTCGAGACCGGCGAGGCCGCAGCACGCCTCAAGCAGGAAGAAAAGCGACTGATCCTCAACCGCACCAACGCGGCCACCATCGCTGGCATGTACGGCACCCAGGTCGAAGCCTGGACCGGTAAGAAAATCCAACTCTTCACCTCCACCGTCCCCAGCTTCGGCAAGCAGGTCGAAGCCATCCGCATCCGCCCCACACCCAAATGAGCCTCATCCAGATCAACATGGACCAGCCCACCGGCGGCCTGGTCGGCACGCACCTCTGGGAAGTCAAGAGCGCGACCCCCGGCACCTCGAAGAAAGGCGACAACATGCTGACCGTCGTCTACAAGTGCTGGCCCCTCGGCCACACGTCCGAGGCCGAGTTCCGGGACATCATCATGCTGACCGGCCCTGGCTTCGCCATCGGCAAGCCTCGCCTCCAGGCGCTCGGCATCATGCAGACGGGCGTCTTCGACCTGACCGAGCTGATCGGCCGCAAGGTCTGGATCCACACCATCGAGGAGCCCGACACCTTCCAGGGCAAGGATGGCCAGATGCGCAGCGTGACCCGCCTGCGGAGCGACGCAAACAAGCTCACGCACAAGGGCTACCAACCAGCCGACAGCGTGCCGGCTGGATGCGACCCCGCAACCTACGACCTGGGCTCCACCCCGTTCTGACCCGTGCGCCCGCCCCTCCGCGACTACCAGCAGCGCTCAGTCGAGCTGCTGCGCCGGCACCACGCCGAGCGACCGATACTCTGCCTGCCCACCGGGGCCGGCAAGACCTCGGTCGCCAGCGAGGTGATCCGGCTAGCCGTGGAGCGTGGCGGGCGCGCTCTGTTCCTGGTCCACCGCCGCGAGCTGGTGGACCAGGCAGTGTCTCGCCTCGCGCAGTACGACATCCAGGCCGGCCGCATCCTGGCCGGCTTCCCAGAGGCCCGCACGCTGCCGGTGCAGGTTGCTTCCATTCAAAGCCTGGCCCGCCGCGCACACTGGCCCGCGTCTATGGTGCTGGTCGATGAATGCAGCCACGCGGTGTCCGCATCCTGGGCCTCGCTGCTCGATCGCTACACCAGCTCCACCGTCATCGGCCTAACCGCCACACCCTGCCGCCTCGATGGCCAAGGGCTGGGCGCCATCTTCGGCCGCATCCTCGAACCCGTCACCGCATCCGAGCTGATCGAGCGCGGGCACCTCATCGACCCGATCGTCTATGCGCCGCCATTCGACGCATCCCGCCTCAAGGTCCGCGGGGGCGAGTACGCCCTGCCCGAGGTCGCCGAGCGCATGGACAAGCTCACCGGCTCGATCACCCGCACCTGGCAGCAGCACGCCGCGGGCCTGCGGACCGTGGTCTTCGCCTGTACCGTGGAGCACTCCCTGCGCATCGTCGATGCCTTCCGCGCCCGCGGAGTCGCTGCGGCTCACATCGACTACGGCACCGCGCCATCCTCGCGAGACCGTGCGCTGCGCTCGCTCCGGGACGGCAGCCTGACGATCCTCTCCCAGGTCCAGCTACTCTCCGAGGGCTGGGACCTGCCCGCGTTGCAGGCGGTCATCCTCGCGCGGCCTACCAAGTCGCTGGCCCTGTTTCGCCAGATGGTCGGCCGCGTCATGCGCCCCCCTGGGCCGGTCTACGTGCTCGACCACGCGGGCAACCACAACGAGCACGGGCCGGTCACTGCGCCGGTGCAGTGGAGCCTGGACAGCAAGCCCAAGAAAGAGGGCACGGGGCTGGGCGTGCGCACGTGCAAGGCTTGCTTTGCGGTCATCCCGCCCCAGTGCGAGGAGTGCCCACAATGCGGCGAGCCGTGCGAGTCTGTCCCGCGCGCCACACCCCCGGTCCACGCGCCCGGCGAGCTGGTCCGCTTCGCCCGCCTCCCGCCCGAGGTGCGCTACGCTCAGATCGTCCGCCAAGCCAGCGACACCGGCCGCGCCATCGGCTGGGCTCGCCACATCTACCGACTCGAGTACGGCACCTGGCCCAAGCGGCCCGCGATCGAGGCGGCAAACTACACCTGCACCCAAACCGAGCTAACCCCTAAGTGCCCCAAATGTCTGAAACCGCACTGGTCAAAGAGATCCTCCGAACCTTCGGCTCCCGCCCCGACCTCCGGATCTGGCGCGCAAACGTCCTAGTGGCCCGCGACAAAGCCGGCCGCATCGTGCGCGCTGGCATCCCGGGGCAGGCGGACATCTCCGGCATCATGGCGCCGTCTGGGCGTCGGCTGGAGATTGAGTGCAAGTCTGGAACCGGCCGGCAGACCGAGGCGCAGAAGGCATGGCAGCGCATGATTGAGTGCATGGGCGGGCTGTACGTGGTGGCGCGGACGGTCGCAGACGTGGACCAAGCCCTGGGAGGGTCGGCAAATGCGTGACTATCAGGACATCATCGCCAGCAAGTCCCGCATGTTCCAAGGCGCGGGCCTGTCCGGTTGGGATACCGTGGAGCTGCACCCAAGCCTAAAGCCCCACCAGGAACACGGCGTGCGTTTTGCTCTACGCACGGGCCGGAGCGCAGCTTTCTTCGACACGGGCCTAGGCAAAACCCGCATTGCCCTGGAGTGGGCCCGCGTGGTCCGGGAGCGCACGGGCCGCCCTGTGTTGATGCTGACCCCCGTAGCTTGCGGCCGCCAGCACGCCCGGGAGGCGCAGAGCATCGGAGTCGATGCCGAGGTTTGCCGCGAAGGCAATTCGGGCAAGCACGATATCGACATTGCGAACTATGAGCGAATCGACAAGTTCGACCTGGATGCTTATTCTGGCGTGGTGCTCGATGAGTCAGGGATCCTGAAGAGCTACACGGGCAAAACAAGCCAGGCGCTCATCCAGGCTTTTGCGCGGATCCCTTACCGATTGGCTGCAACAGCTACCCCAGCCCCCAACGACTACACAGAGCTTGGGCAACACTCAGAGTTTGTGGGAGCGATGGAGCGGCTCGACATGATCGGCCGCTGGTTCATCGTGTCTCAGCAGGACGCGAATCTATACCGGCTCAAGAAACCCGCCATCGTTCCGTTCTGGGACTGGGTAGCCTCTTGGGCGCGATGCGTTAGCAAGCCCAGCGACCTCGGATTCAGCGATGAGGGTTACGACCTGCCACCCTTGGAAGTGGTTTCCAGCGTTGTAGACTTCAACTCTGACTCCGAAGACGTGGAAGCCGGCGGGCAGGCCGTGCTATGGGGCAGCGGCAAGGCCAGCGCAACGGGCATCCACAAGGCCAAGCGGCAAAGCAATGCCGCCAGGGCAGACCGTACGGCTGAGATCGTCCATGCCGAGCCCGATCAACCCTTCATCGTCTGGTGCGATACCGACTACGAAGCGGACGCAGCTATGGATCGCCTAGGATTCGATGCAGTGGAAGTGCGCGGCAGCATGAGCCCAGAGGCGAAGGAAGAGAAGCTAATGGCATTTGCTGATCGCCAGGTCCGAGTCCTGGTGTCGAAGGTGCGGATCTGCGGCTTCGGCATGAACTTCCAGCACTGCGGCCGGCAAGTATTCATGGGCCCATCGTTCAGCTATGAGCAGTTCTACCAAGCCGTGCGCCGCTCCTGGCGATTCGGCCGACTTGATCCCGTCAAGGTCTGGCGCGTCATGGCCCGCGATGAAGCGTTTATCGCGGCCAACGTAAACCGGAAGGCCCAAGACCACGACGCCATGAAGATCCAAATGCGCGCAGCGATGCAACGGGCCGTCGAAGCGCAGCAAGTCACCATGCGCCCCTACTCACCCAAGAGCAACATCAAGCTACCCAACTGGCTATGAACACCGAAAGCACCATCCTCGCGCAAGACAACGGCTCCAACTGGACCGCCATTAATGGCGACTGTGTTGAGGCGATGAAGGATCTACCGGACAACTCGGTAGGCTTCTCTGTCTTCTCTCCCCCGTTCGTCTCGCTTTACATCTACAGCGACAGCGAGCGCGACATGGGCAACGTGGCAAGCGATGCCGAGTTCCAGGAGTGCTACTACCATGTAGCGCGCGAGCTTCTGCGCGTGACCAAGCCTGGCCGTCTGTGCGCCATCCACGTTAAGGATATCTGGACCAACTCACACGAGAGCGAAGACGGCTCCCGCGGGCTTCGGGACTTCTCTGGCGATTGCATCCGCACCCACGAGCGGGCCGGGTGGAACTATCACACGCGGATTACAATCTGGCGATGCCCCGTTCACGAAATGCAGAAGACGAAAGCCGAGGGGCTGCTCTATAAGAACATCCGCCTCAATTCTGCCGTGACCCGAGTCGGGCGCCCTGAATACTTGATCGTATTCAGGAAGTGGGCCGATGGCATGAAGGAAACGGAGCGCATTACCCACGACCCCGCCACATTCCCCGTTGATCTGTGGCAGCAGTGGGCTTCGCCTGTTTGGATGGACACTGACTCCACAAACGTGCTCAACGAGCGCGCTGGGCGTGACCCCAACGCCGAACGCCACCTCTGCCCGATGCCCCTAGACTTGTCCGCCCGCGCGATCCAGCTCTGGAGCAACCCCGGCGACGTGGTGCTAACGCCATTCATGGGCATCGGATCCGAAGTCGTGTCCGCGATCAAGCACGGCCGCAAGGCAATCGGCATTGAGCTGAACCCGAGCTACTACCAGCAGGCAGTGCGCTACGCAAGGCAAGCTGAGGGCGAGGCCCGGAGCCTCTTTGACCGACCTGACCATGCTTGACCCCATCTCCACCCTCTTCCAGCTCGGCCTCGGCCAGTGGCTCACGCCGCTCCAAGGCAAGCGCCCCCACCTCGACGCCTGGCAGAAGCAACCACCCACCGACGAGGACCAGGTGCGCGAGTGGTGGGACTCCGGCTTCTCCCTGGGCTTCCGCACCGGCAGCCTCTCCGGCCTCATCGTCATCGACGACGACCGCGCCAAGCACCGGCTCGACCCCTACCCCGCGCCACCCACGGGCCTGGTGTCCGAGTCGCCCACCGGCAGCCGGCATTACTACTACCGCGCGCCCGTGTCCGGCCCCTGCCCCGGCAACTCAGCCTCCAAGCTCGCCCCCAAGGTGGACGTGCGCGGCGAGGGCGGCCAGGTCGTGGTCCCGCCCTCTAGCCACCCCACCGCACACGGCGCATACCGCTGGGTCCGCACCGGCGCCCCTGGCACGCTGCCGGCCGAGCTGCTGGCGCTCCTGGTCCCACAACTGGTCCGCATCCCTGACGGCCCCGCATCCACCCCAGCCAAGGGCTACGGGCCCAAGGCCCTGGCCAACGAGGCCAACCGCGTCCGGTCCGCCCCCGAGGGCAGCCGCAACGACACCCTCAACCGCGCCGCGTTCAGCCTCGGCCAGCTCGTGGCCGGCGGCGTGCTCGACCGCGGCCGAGTCGAGGACGAGCTGATGCAGGCCGCCCAGACCGCGGGGCTGCCCGAGCGCGAGGCCTCGACCACGATCCGGTCGGGCCTCACCGCGGGGGCTGCGTCGCCACGCTCGGCGCCCACGGCTACCGCGCCTCAGAGCCCCCCCCCACGCACCAGCACCGCCCCCCGCGAGGTCATGGTCCCCGGTGCACACACCCGCGCGACCGGCGAGTACCTCGAGCAAGGCACCCATGCCTTCGCCGACGGTGTCCTCCGAGCCCTACCCCCTGGCGCGCTCTACCGCCGCGGGGGCGTCGTGGGCGAGATCCACGCCGAGGACTGGGTGCCGGTGCCAGTCAACCGCGCCCGGTCGGTCGTGGACAGCCACGCGCGGCTGGTGCACCACACCATCGGCCGCGATGGCGTGCCGGCCGACCGGTACATCCCCTGCTCCCGCGACCTGGCCGCCGTCCTGCTCGAGTACGCCGCCGTCCTCGGCCCCATCCGCGAGTTGCGCCACCTGGCCGCGCACCCGGTTTGCATCGGCGAAGACTTCCGCCTGGCACGCCCCGGGTGGAACGACACCGGGGGCGTCTACCTGGCCGCCAAGGACGTCCCCGAGCCGCTGCCCATCGACGAGGCACGCGCCGTGCTCGAGGACCTGGTGTGCGACTTCCCGTTCCAGGCCCCCGCCGACCGCGCCAACTTCTTCGGCCTGCTCCTCACCCCCTTCCTGCGCCCCGCCATCCCAGAGCCGGTCCCGATGCACCTCATCGGCTCCCCTATGGAGCGCACCGGCAAGACCAAGCTGGCCGAGATCGTCCTGGGCATCACCATCATGGGCCGCCGAGCCCCCGCCATGCAGCTCGGCGAGCGGGAGGAGGAGCGCGAGAAGCGCATCCTGGCCGTGCTCATGCGGGGCCAGGGCATCCTGCACCTGGACAACCTGGGCCAGTTCCTGGACAGCCCCGCCCTGGCCTCCCTCCTGACCAGCTCCGAGTACCAGGGCCGCATCCTCGGCGCCTCCGCTGCCCCATCGCTGCCCAACGGCCTCACCGTGGTCGGCACCGGCAACAACGTCCACGCCACCGGCGAGATCGCCAAGCGCATTGTCCCGATCCGCCTGATGCCCTCCAGCGAGACGCCAGAGGACCGCACCGACTTCAAGCACCCAGACCTGTCCAGACACGTCCAGAGCGAGCGGCAGCGCATCCTGAGCGCTCTGGTGGGCCTGGTCGAGCACTGGCGCGCCTCAGGCCGCCCGCTGCACTCCGTCGGCTTCGGGGGCTTTGAGCGCTGGGCCCAGGTCGTAGGCGGCATCCTGGGCGCCGCTGGCTGGCCCGAGTGGCTCACCAACCTCCGCGAGTGGCGGGGCGTGGCGGACGACACCGGCGAGGAAGCGCGCACCCTGATCGCGGCCTGGCACGCCAAGTGGGCCTGCGAGGCCGTGCAGGCTGCCCAGCTCTACGACCTGGCGGCCGAGCTGGAGCTCTACGGCTGGATCGAGTCCGCCGGCAAGACCGACCGGGCCAGGCGCACCAGCTTCGGCATGCGGGTCTTGAACCGCCTGGTGTCCAGGGTCTACCACCTGCCGGACAACGCCGGCGAGGTGCGGATCGCTAGCCAGGGGACGGGCTCGAAGCGGCTGCTGAGGCTCGAACGCACCTAGATCGCCAGCCAAGGTGGCTACCTTCGGCTACCTTTCCGGCACCTTTTCCGACAGAGGATCCACCTCAAAAACCCAGCGCAAACACCAATGCGCTGGGTTTTTTCGTGCATTTCTTGGTGAAATCCCACCTCGGCTACGTTTTGGTGGGGGCCCTATACATGTGAGGCACTCTCCCCCCCCCCCATCATCCCCACATGCATTGCTCCGAAAAGGTAGTATACGTGGCCTTTTCAACAATAAATACGTGGGATATATAGGATATAAGGGGCAAGAATGCGGTTTTTCGGCGGCCACCTCTGCCGCTCAATGGTGGCCTCGAGGTGGCCGAGGTGGCTACCCTTGGCGGCCGACCCCACACGCAGCCAGCCCCTGGCACGCTGGGGGCGTGGGGGACAAGGCCCGGAAAATCAAGGCTTGCTTTTGGGATTGCGCGCTTTATGCTCCCGGGGAGCGTAGCAAAGCGGCTATGCTACCGACCACGCGGCGGGGCCCACTTGGGCCCAGAACCTCCTGGTGGGGGGCACCCCGCCGCGTTCCCCACTCTGTGGACCCCACGACCAGACAAGACTCGGACCAGGAGCTGGCGCGCGCGCTGTGGGAGCGGCGCCCTGGAGAGCCTGGCCCCGGCCTGCGCCCGCGGGAGAAGGCGCCCTGGCGCCACGATCCGACCATGCTGCGGCTGGTCCGGGAGTACGTG